TAATTTTACTTGCAGCTCTCCGTTTAATTGTTTGTGTGAGCTACTGATTGTTAAAATATTACTATTCTCCTCAGCCAATCGATCCCGATCTTTTTTGAGCTGCTTAATTGTTTCTGCGCATTTACAAGATTTCTTTTCCATCACAAATTAAAAGTGTTTCTCCTTTCCAACCAGCTTTAGCTATGTCATTTGAGGGATGATCAATATCGCAGCAGCCAGCATTAATTCCTTTGTATTTATTTACATATTTCATATATACTGCGCAAAAATTTTTAAACTCTGGTGTCCAGTTTTCGTCTGCAATAACAAGATCATCCCAGATTAACCAAAAATAAAACACAACACTTAAAATATAAAAAATTCTCATATTTTTTTTACCTCCAACACCCAGGAACCAGGCATAGTTTCTATTGTTCCAACTTCAATTGTTCCGTCTTCATCGTAGGAATAGGAACCAAAGATTTGAACTTTAGATCTGGTTTCTGTGAGGAGATGACCAACCGAATGACACTCAGCGGGTTTAAGTTTCCTTGCTTTGTCGATGTGCATCCACTCAGAATGAGAAACCCAATCAAGAGTGCGAACCTTAACAAGCGGATAATCATTTATCGTTCCAGTTAATTTTTTACGAGTAGAAACTCGCTGGCTTAACTTTCCCATTTGTTTTCTCCAAAATTAATTTTATGTTTTGAGGTTTTGGCATTCGGTTTTTTAAACACCATCTGCAAACTGTACTTTCTGGAGATACTCCAGTTATGCCTAAAAATTCTGCTAATTTTCTATATGATAATCCTTTTGATTTTCTAAATTCTTCTAAATTCATTTTGTTAATGCTTAATTGATTTGTTGACATTTAGGCAAGTGAACATTTCATTAACTATAAAATGTTTTCCACACACTTAGAGATTGAATAATATTTGTTTGTTTGCATTTTATTCTTAATTGTTTAATGATTGTTCTATTGATTTGATTTTATGATTACAAAAGAAGACGCAGCAGAAAAAGCATTATCTGACTGGATATCTGGAATAAAAAAACTTCCAGAATGGGTTAAGATCTACAAACTGAACCATCATAGTCCATCTCAAATAAATACAGAAGAAGACCAATGGGGATACAAATATTTATATTTAACCCAGGAAGAAAGAAGAAAGCTGCCAGTTAATTCTAATATGAAATGCGGAAACTGGATAGGAGAACTGGGTCAAAAACAATTTGGCAAATTTATTTGGGAGTATGAAAAAGGATCTGGTTTAGTTAAAAAAGAAATACCTGAAGAGAAAAAAATTTTTGATAAAGCAATAGATTTATTTAATAGTTATTTACCAGCAGATGAAAAAGATAAAAACCAACATGAGCAAAATAAATTAGGCTTTGCTCTTACTTGGAAAAATTGCCAGGATGCAATCAAATCAGTAGGATTAAAAGGAGACATTGAATGTGAAAGATCTGTAAGTTTAGATCTTCCAGATTGTGAGCTGCCAGTAATAGGCAGAGTTGACTTCGAAGATATGCACAATTTTATAGAATTAAAAACAAAATATAAATCTAAGAACAGACCAAAGAAAGATGGCAGCTATTCTTTTTCAATGAGAAAGATTGCGGGTCCAGAAGATGATAAGCAAGAAAAATATTTAGGATGGTTTTCTCATTTATTACAAGTTGCTTTTTATTATTTAGCTACAAGAAAGAAACCACACTTAGTCGTTGTAAGTGAGGCTGGCTATCATGTCTATACACCAGAAAATTGCGATCAATTAAAACCAAAAAATTTAGAAAAATATTTAATTAAAATGAATGCGATATGTTCTAACAGAGAAAAAATTATGGCTCGACATGCTGGGAAAACTACCTGGACCCAGGATATAATTGCAAACTTTGATCATAATTTTTGGAATGGCATGGGAGATCACAAAGTAAAAGCTGCAAGATTGTGGGGTCATGTATGAGAAAAAAAAAGAAAAAAACAGATCGAGGAATAATCTGGCATATTTATCACACAATCCTTGCTTTGTTATTACTCGGAGTTTTAGTTGTAGAGGGTATTGAATTATTTATGTGGAGAAACTTATGGATGTATTAAATTATCAGCGGATTGTTTTAGAAAAAAAATTTGGAAAGAAACAAAAAGAAAAAAAAATAAGTAGTTTTTTTATCATTATCCTACTTGTCATTTTTCTCTCTCTTTTCTTTCTAAATACAGATGCCCAGGTATTAGTAAAGGCTGCTCCCTTGATCAATGACCTGGGTATCAACCAAGGAGATTACTATGGGTAAGATCCTAAATTTCCCCTCGTTAGATAAATACCTTGCTGGAATAAAATCTAGCGGGGGGATTATAAATAATAAAATTATTAAACATTATGAAGTAGAAAAGATGGCAGCTCAGTTTGATGTCTTTACTACTATTGAGCTTGTCAATTGTGATTTACCTAAGAGCTGCGCTGTTGTGAAAGCTATAGCAAAACACCAAGGATGTTTTTACGAAAGTTTTGGAGAGGTATCTCCATTAAATAATGACTTTGAATATCCAATAGCAGTAGCAGAAAAAAGAGCTGTTGATCGAGCTGTACTTAAAGCTCTAGGTATCCATGGTAAATACTATTCAGATGTTGAAATGCCACCAGCTCCAAGAACAGAGAACCAGGGTGTAGATGTAAATAATCATCCTCAAATAATTTTAGATAGAATTACAGCAGCTAGCCACCAGGCAAACTTAGATGAGATCCTAAGTGATAACAAAGAATTTTTGTTAGAGCTGCGTAAAAAAAATTCTGAAAAAGCCGAAGAAATAAAAAAGGCTTTTGAGAATAAAAAGGTGCAATTAAAAGGAGGATAATTATATGGCACAATTTGATAAGTCAAAAGCAAACCCAGATCTGATTGGAAACTTTGTTTTAATTAGAAATAAAACTAAGACAGAGGCTAAACATCCAGATCTAGTACACCCAGATAGTAAAGATGAAAATGGTAATCCAAAGCTAAACAAAGCTGGCAAACCATTTAAGCAAAATTTTACTGTTAATGGTATATGGTGCGAGGCAAGCGGATACATACAAGAAGATAAAAGTATTAAAATTAGAATACTAAAAACTTCTGATAAAAGATCTGCAGCTCCACCAAAGCAAGCAGCTCCAATGGCTGATGCCTGGGACCAACAATTCTAGGAGACAATATGAAATATGGCTTAACACCTAAACAAAATAAAGTTTATGAGTTTGTTAAGTCATATATGAAAAAGAAACCAGTAGCTCCAACATATCAAGAGATACTAGAGGCTACTGGTTTTAAATCTAAAAATAGTATTCACAGAATTTTAAAAGATTTAGAGGCAAAGAAATGGATAGCAAGATTACCAGGAAAAAGCAGATCAATAATTATAAACCCATGACACATCCAGAAGACTTTAAGCCAGTAATATATGAGAGCTTACAAAAGCAAGTCGATGGAGATCATTATAAAAATATGAAGATCCAGCCAGCTGAATTTATTAATGAAAACAGACTTGAATTTGCAGAGGGATCCGCTATAAAATATATCTGCAGACATAAAAAAAAAGGCAAAATAAAAGACATCAATAAAGCCATACATTATTTACAAATGATAAAAGAAAGAGACTATCCAAATGGGTAAGATGTTTGAAAAATTCTGGTCGGGATCTGTGAGCTTTACAGCTCATGAAAATTTTAACGACCTGGATAGCGCAATAGGAGCTAACTCTCCTAGTGACGCTGCTAAAATAGTTATAGAAGAGAATACACTCAGCTATGACTTCAATCGCATAAAGGAGGTAAAGACCGATGGCGATGTACCAAGAACTGGAGCAACAAATCCAGGAAAAGGAAAAAGAGAGAAAGTCTCTGAACACAAAAATTCTGAGACTAAAGAAAAAAAATGACGGGATATACCCGCCAGGTATTGCAGCTCTCTCTAAGGAGGCACATGGAAAACTCATTGATGTCATCCAGCTGCAAGACAAGCTAGTTAAAATAGGCATATAACTAGCTTTTTATAATCATTCTAAAAAGCTGCGTTTAGCAGATAGCCTCCCTTGCGCTTTTATAAAATTACCACACAAGCAATATACTTGACACTTAAAATAATAAACTTGACACTCTGTCAATGATGATTATATAAATAATATATGCAAATCAAAAAAAAGAAATTTGCTACATACGCTGCCTTGGAGCGATACTTTATCAACAAAATACTTCCACAAAAAAAATACAGATCCAAGGTTATAGGTAAAACTATTTTGTATTGGAAGAGAAAGGCTGCATGACAAAACTAACAGAAAAAGAAGTAAGAGCTAAATTTAAGGAATTCCTGGCTGAAACGCCAGGAGCTGCCGAAGTAATCAATGACAATGATTATGAATTTTATAATTGGTGTTCACAATATTTGGATTACCAACACATAAAAAATCCAGCAATCGAAAAACTGAAAGGAGCTGCTTAATGGCATTTAGAAAAGATAAGTTTGGCTGGGTTAAGTTAAGCTCTGGCACAACTAATTATTATCACAATTCTAAATATCCAAATTTTCTATGCTACAGATTAAATGTTCCTGGTGTCTTATATCCATGGGGAATTAGATCTGGCAAAATGGATGATAAGGGTTTTGAATTTGATAACAAATATGATGCTGAGGGATTTGCTTGCGCTGGAAAATTAGGTGCAACACAACACGCTCAGAAATATCAACCAAAATATAAGGAGGCTGCTTAATGTATATCTGCACTTATAAATTACCTGGAAGAGAAAAAACTTTTTCGGGAGATACTGTCCCAGCTGCACATAAAATGTTTCTTAAAGATTATGCTGAGGCTGCGGGTCAAGTTAAGAAAGTTAAGATTGAGAAAACTACAGATCCTAGTTTCTTGATGGTGGTTAGCTATCCTACTTATAGAGATATATTTGCAAATCCTAAAATTATGGGAGGCGGTATATGAAAATTTGGGTAATTAAAGAACCAAGAAAAAAAGGTTATGTTTGGTTAGTTAAAGCATACGATCCTATAACTAAAAAAACTAAAAACCTGGAGAATTTTCCTAGCAATAGAAAAACACAAGCTGAGGCATTTGCTGCTGAGCAAAGACAAGAGCAGCCAGAAAATGTTATGCCAGCTGATATAAGTTTTGATGTTGCTTTTAAGGAATACAAAGAAAATGTTTTAAAGGATGACAAGTTAAGAGAAGAGACAAGACTTAATAAATGTAGCCTTTTAAACAACCATATAGCTCCGTATATCGTCAAAGAGCATAAATCCGTAGCTAGTGGGGAGATTAGATATATAAAGGTAGATAAGCTAGCAGATTATAGTTATTACTTTTTTAAACATATCTATATCCCTTTATTATTAAAATCTAAAAAAACTAGAATATTTAATAAGAAAGCTAAAGATGGTGGAGGCAGCTACATACAAAGATTGAAAGATCCTATTGGTAAAAAGACAGTTAAAGATGTGATGGGAGAGTTCAAGATGTTTGTAAGATATAGCTTAGACAGAAAATGGAAACTACCAAGAGAAATACTAGATTATAAATTTAGTAAAAACTTCTTTGCTGATTATGAAACTAAAGAGCAATGGGTTCCAAAAACAAATGTTGTTAAGCAATTAATAGATGAAGAAACAAATCTATTAAATAAAGCATTGTTTGTGACAGCTGCTATTTGTGGTCCCAGATTAAATGAAATACTTGCTATTACTTATGATTGTGTAGATCTTAAATCAGATCCACCAATGATTAAGTTTAGACACTCAGTAGATAAATGGAACGGGTTTTTACCTAACAAACTAAAAACTGGTACATCAAAAAGAGATGTTCCTATTAGTGATGAGCTTGCGGTATTATTAAAAAATTTAATGGATCAGCAAACTTATCCAAAAAAAGCTGGTAAGTATAAGTTAGTCTTTGGATCACTAACTAAAGCATCATCTAAAGGTAGAGTAAAAGCTGCTGCTAAAAAACTAGGTATCAAATGGGTGGGAGGTTTAAAACCTTTTAGAAAATTCAAATACTCATTAACTAGAGAGCAAGGAAAACTAACTGAGATCCAGGCTAGATTGCACCAAGGCTGGAGTATGGATAGTAAGACACCTCAAAGATATTATCATAAAGATTTAGATAATAATCCAGAGCAAACAAAAGACGCAGTAAATAAATTCCTTAATTAATGGAAGAACCCATGAGCTATCTCGAGTTTAAATTATCACTTGAGATGGCTTATGTCTCTACATTTGAAAGAGATCCATGGGTTCAAAAACAATACAATAAATATTTAGAAAAATTTTACGAAAAAAAATCACTACCGATTTCACTCCCTATCTTGCAAATTGATGAGCAATAGCTGGTCGGAGTGGCAGGATTCGAATCTATCATCCAAACTAACAATCCGATAAGTAATTACAACACTTCTAGCTTAAATTGAAATAAATAATTGACAA